CACCTCCAATCATGGTGATATTGCCGCCGACGCCGGAAGCTCCCCGGGTAATCGTCACCTTGTAGTTGAATGCAAAGCCCCGGGCGGCGGTCTTGTTGGCAAAGGCGTGGTGTACAAAGGCCCGGCTCTCACCGCGCTGGATGTCGGTGCAGTTCTCCCACATGGGGGCATCGTCCCGTGCGTTATTGGTCATCTCCACGGTCAGGCTCATGTCTCCCGGGAAACTGCCTTCGAGCGTCAGCGCAGCCACGGTGATGGTGTCGTCTGCCGTCAGGGGGGCGGTCAGGCTCACCTTGGCACCGGTGACGTTTTTGGTAAAAGCCGCCGTCCAGTCTGTCGTGGTATTGCCGTCACTCACCGTCAGGGTCAGGGTATGGGCTCCGTTTAGCACCTGCTGGTAGCCTACCTTTTCGCTCAGCCAGTCTACCGTCAGGGCAGTTCCGGTAGCCACCTTTGTTTTTACAGCCTGTTCTGTCCCGTCAAGCTTCTCCGTCACCGTCATGAGGTCGCCGTTTTTGTCCGTCACGGTGTACCCAACGGTAAAAGGTGCGTTTTTCTCTCCAAGCTCTGCTCCGGTGGCTCCTGCATCGCTGGTCACTTCGGGAGGCTGGTTCCAGATAATTGTGCCATCGCTGGAGACCAACTGCTCCTTGGGCAATATAAATGCCGGTCGGACACCTATATCACTTGAGTTTAAGTTGTAGATATCATGGCTTCCATTTTCGGTCACAATGATTATGTTAGACGAGTTGTCAGGGTATGGCGACCGTGTCCAATAATATCGTGTGCTTCCTTGGTAGGCCGCCGCTCGGATACTATCCTGATCGGTGCTAGGGAACATCGATAGCCTATTGCCATCGGCGTAACTATTTATGTTCCGGTAGGTCCATCCAAGTTCTCTAGCTGACAAAAGGAAGACTGTTACCGGAAGGCCGTTGGCACCATCGTATACGGTGCCTTCAGCTACGTATGGAATCTTCACGGACTTTATTGCGCTACGGCAACCAGGTTCGAGCAAATTGAAGAACGAGGTTTTTAGATAATCTAATATATCAGATGAGGCATAATCCTCGTGTCCCGAGTCCCATCGACTCAATGTGTAAAGCCCCTTCATGAGCACCCATGTTCCATTACAGCTTGCATCATAGATGGTGGAGTCCGGATTTCCCTGCTGCACGATCAAAAAATCCGTCAGGGTACCGTTCACCTTGATTTTAACGGTGCTGCCCACCGCCATATCACCAAGTCTTGTTGCCATGTTCTATCCTCCTTAAAACTCCACCCTCGACGCCGCCTTGTTCCACACCCCCGTCAGCTCTACGCCCTCCATCGTATCAAAGGCCGAAACAAAGCTGATTCCGTTTACGTCTGTGCCATGCACCATCTCCAACAGCTTGATGCGCACGCCGGTGGCTGCAGCGTCCGCCGCAGCGCCGGAGATGGTGAGGGTCTTGTCGGTCTCGATTTTGATAGCGTTGATGCGGTCGCCCACGGCTTTGGCGTCTGCGGGAGCGCCCTTGACGGTCAGGGTGGGGTCGGTGGTGACGCGGCCCTCGGTCTCCTTGGCAAACTGCTCTGCCCGCTTGGCGGACTCCGCAGCGGCAGCCTTGGAGCTTTCGGCGGCCTCGGCCTGCTGCGTGGCAGTCTCGGCCCGCTGCGTGGCAATGCCCGCCTGCTGTTCTGCGGTCTGGGCAGAGGCAGCGGCGGCTGCTTTGGCCTCGGCGGCAGTTCCAGCGCTGGCTGCGGCTTCCTCTGCCTTTTGGGTGGCGGTGGAGGCAAAGCCCTCCACATACTCAAGGCTCTCAGCCATCGCCTCCCGCACCTCGACGCCCCGCTTTGCCGTGCGGACGTCGTTGATGTTTTCTTCGAAAGTTTTGTTCACAGGCTCTTTACCTCCGTGGGCTCGTCATAGATGACGTCCTCATCAAAATAAAAATCGTCCCACAGCCAGTCTGCGCCCGCGTAGGCGGTGGCATTGTACTTGTAGGGATTGCAGGTGCCGGTGATGGAAAATGTGCCGGTATGCCGGTCTCTGCTCTGTGGTGACACTATCCACAGACCCATCCAGAAGTTGGCCGGGTCCTCGTCAAGTACGCAGCGCAGCCACTGCCCCTGCAAGGCGTTTTCGAGGGCGCTCTGCACCTTGCGGCGCTCATCCGGCGGAGCCTTACATTTGAGGTCAAGCCGGATGGTGCGCTGGAGGTAGTGTACTTTGCCGTCCACAGCCCGGGTGAGGTCGAGCAGGAAATCTCCGCCCGGCACCTGCACAAGCTTTTTGTCCGGCTCTGCGTTGGAGATGAGCGGGCTGCCCACCAACAGATAAAGGCCGAGGTCATTCAAGGTGTGCAGAGAGCCGATTTTTGCTCCCATGAGCTTGCCCATAAAAATCACGCTCCTTTACATAAAGCCCTGCAGCGCTTCCGGGCGGCAGGCCGTATCATCCTGCACCCATGCGCCTGCCGCCGTCTGTCGGTATCCGCTGCCAAAGGTCACGCCGCTTTTGGACGCCGTGACGTCCCGCCGCTGGGCCAGAGCGCCGGGGAAGAGGATGGAGTAGGTTTTGCCGTTCACCGGCAGCACCGCAAAGGCCCGGCCCCTGCCCCCGGCGGCAGCCCACGCTGCGGCGTCGCCGTCGTAGGTGAGCAGCACCGCCGCATAGCCGGAGAGGTCTGTGCTCGCGGTCTGGGCCGCAAAGGTGGAGCCAGACCAGCTTTGCAGCTCGGTGCCGTTTTTCACGCCGGAGAAGGTCAGGCCATCCGTCCCGAAATGGATGTTGGCCGTGATGCTGGCGTGGCCGACGGTCATGCCGGAGGCGGGGGCATAGTCGATGAAATCGCTGGCCGTCTTGCCCGCCTGTGTGGTGTCCATCTGCGTTGCGCCTGCATACCGGCTGGTGGATGCCGTCTTTTCGGAGAGCTCGTTGGTCACGCCCAGATTTGCCACGGCCCGGTCGGTGAGGGTGCGCCGGGTCATGCCAAAGGTGTACTCCTTCTTCTCCGGGTGGTCGAGCGGCTCCACCAGCTTGGTGCAGAGCATGATCACGTCGATGCTGTGGGGCTTGCTGATGATATGGGCAAAGCTGGCAAAGGTCAGCCGCTCGGTATCATAGCCCGCGTCCACAAGGTCAACGGCCTTGACCTCATAGCTCATGGTCATGAGGTCGTTTTTTTCCAGGTCCTGCACCGCGGCGGCAAAGGTGGCGTCGCTGCTGTCCGTGTCAAACTCCCTGATTTTGGAGACCACGCCAAACTTTTTTACGGCCTCGTCGTTCTGTATCCACCCGTACTCCCGATTCCAGCTGTAACCTTTTTTCGGGAGGTACTTGTCCACGGCACTCTGGCTCGTGCCGTTGATGCCGTAGCGCTCTTCGTGGGTGCCGGTCGTCACGGTAGTCGAGCCCCACTTGAACCAGAGAAATTTGTACTTCCATTGAGTCTTGGTCTCCTCGACAGTGTGCTTGTTGCCCATCGGCCAGATACGAGTAAAAAGGTCGTTGGTGTCGGTCTTTTCGGTAAAATCCAGCAGATTCACGCCATATTCGATGTTCTGGGCGGTCTGCCGGTCCGCCTCGTATGCCTGGTCGCAGTAGTTGAGCACGTTCATTCCGGTGGCGGAGTTGTAGGTGCAGTAAGCGTAGCCGCCGTAGGTCTTGAGCACCATTTTGCTGATGATGTCCCATGTGCTGCCGTAGTCCTCGCCCACGCCGTACTGGTTGCGGTCGCCGTAGCTCACCACAAGGTCGCCAAGGGCGGCAGTCACCCTGCCCAGCTCAAACTTTTTCATTTTGTCGTAGCTGGTCTGTTCCTCGTAGCCGTCACCGCCGGAGATCTGGGAGTTGTGGGCTTTGATGAGGTATTCCAAAAAATCCCTCAGCTTGCCCTCGTAGTTGAAGGGGGTAATGCAGCTGTCGTTGAAATAGCTGAGAGCTCCCTCGCAGTAGATGACCCGGCGGTTGAGCCAGTCGGCTTCGTGGCTGAGCACCCGTCCTCGCCATATCTCCTTGCCGTCCTGATGCACCGCCACAGCGGTAGACATCTTCTGCATGGATTCATAGCATGGGTGGGTGCGCAGCATGGTAAAAGTAAGGCTGCCGCCCTTGCTCACCTCGCGGGTAAGCTTGGGCGACAGCACCACAGCCTGCCGGTTTCCCGGCTGATAGACGGTCAGCTTGTTTTCGGGGTCGCCGTAGGGATATGCAAAAATCTCGTACATCTCAGTTTCCCCTTTCTGCAAGCATCTGGATATGGCCCAGCTGGTCGTTCATGCCGGGGGCGAGAGCGCCCACAATGGTGCCGTCATCCAGCACGATCTGCTGATTTGCCACGTCGGGCAGATACTGCTCCACTACGGTGCTCAGTTTTGCAAGCTGAGCCTGTATCTCCGCCTGATACTTGGGGACGGAATTGTTGTTGGGGTTGTAGGTAAAGGGGTCGCTGCGGTAGTCGTAGCCCGCAAAAGCTCGCTCGTTGCCGTACCAGTAGGCGTCCTGAATGTCCAGATAGCTCGGCGCGCCAGACGAGGCGCTTTCTGCCGCGGCAGACGAAGACGAGGACTTTTTGCCATACTTTTTGCCGAAGAAGTAGCTGATCCAGCCGATAGGGCCGGTGGCCGCCAGAAGCGCGCCGGAGAGAAGCTTGCTTCCCAGAGAGCGCTCTTCGCCGGAATCCTCGCGGGCGCGGGCGTTTTGGCCCATCTTGAAGCCGATAACGCCATTTGCGATGGCGGCCAGCACAGCCAAGCACTCCGGGAAGAAGGAGGCCGCTCCGCTCGCTGCGGACGCAATGGCCTGCCCGGCCCCGGCTTCACCGGCAGCCGCCGCAGCCTTCGTACCGCCGCCGAACAGCTTGAGGATGCTGCTGACGATGCCGCCGGAGCCTCCGGTGCCGGAAAGGCCCTTCATGGCGGCGGCAAAGCTCTGCACTTCTTTGGTGGAGCCGTTGACCGCCGGGGTGATGCCGTTGCTGAAGAGGTCTGCAATGCTCTGCAGCGCCCCCTGAATGCCGCCCTGCGCGTAGTGCTCGTTGATGGCGGTCATTGCATCGTCTGCCCATTTCAGGATGGTGTTGCGCTGCTCTTGCGTCACCTGCCCGAAAATGACCTTTACCACATCCCCGGCGATGGCCTTGCCATCTTTGTTCTTGATGTCGATAAAGAGAGACTTCACCAGCCCGAAAATGCCTTTGTCAGACTGCCCCTGAATCTCGGAGATATACTTTTCGGTGCGGGAAAGCGCAGCCTGGATGCTTTTTTCAGCCTCTTCGGTGTCGGTCTTGGTGTTCTGGAGCACACCGTCGATATAGGTATTGATGGTCTTGGTGGTCCGGGCCACGCCATCGACGATGTTTTCTTCGGTGATGGTCTCAGTCTTTTCGATGTGCTCGCTGCCGTCGGCGTATTTTTTGGTGACCTCCTGGATCGCGGTGGTCACGCCGCCCTCTACCTTGCTGGTGGTGCGGGTCAGGGTGGCTGCCAGCGTTTTCGACATATCGTCGTATGTCTTTGTGGTTTTGGTCACCACGCCGTTAACCTTGGTCTCCACCTGTTTATAAGTGGTCTCGATGCCATCGACCATCTCCTTGCCGGTCGTGGTGGTGGTCTCGGTGATGCGGTCTTTGATGCTGCCCGCGCTGTCCTTGACCTTTTCGGTGAGAGTCTGAATGCTGGTGGTCACGGTGCCGAGGGCGTTCTGAGCGGTAGTCGTAGCCGTTCTGGAGATGGACGAAATGACCGTCTCGGTGGTGGACTTTGAGCCAGGCTTGCCGCCGGAAGAGCTCCCACCGCTACCGCCAGTGGGGATTGAGCTGCCGCCGTTGCCATTGGCTGCCGCCAAATCCGCCTGACGCTGGGACCAGCTCCTGTTGCTGATGCCTACGCCATTTAGCGCTGCCTGCCTGCGGCGATTGCGGGAGTTCTGCTGGTCCGTCGATGCGCGATAGTCCTCGTAGCTGTCATAATCAGCGTAGGCGTTTTTGCCAAGGGCCTTGTTCAAGGCGTAACTGGCTCTATCCAGAGCGCTTACAGCCGCCGAACCCAGCCTGCCAAAACTGCTGATGATGGTGCTGATTGGGTTGTCCAGGCCGAGGATCGCTTCGCCGAGACCTTTCCACCCATCCTTTTTGTAAGCGTCCTGCGCAGCCACCACCATATCGTTCAGGTTGCCGATGACCACGCCGATTCCGCTGCTCAAGTCACCTGTCATAAGACCCGCCAGCTGGCTCACGTTATCTTTCAACGTGGATACCCGTCCATTCATGGTCTGGCTTTGGGTGTCCATGGCGTTGTAATATCGTCCGCCCTCTTCGCTGGCCGCGATAAGGGCCTGCGACAGCAAATCATAGCTGATGGTCATGTTCTGGACGTCCTGCACCGATTTGCCGGTGTAGTCGGCCAAAACCTGATAGATATTGATGCCCGCATAGGCAAACTGCTTGATGTCGATAGCGGACGCCTTGCCCACGTTGGCGATCTGCTGCAGGTTCTGCGCCATGCGGTTCAACTCGTCGTTGTCGCCGCCGGTCGCAGAGACCGCATCACCAAGCGCCATGATGGTTTTGCGGGCATAAGAAGCGTTCTCTCCCGCAGAAATCAGGTACTGATTCGCCTTTGTCAGGGACTCGACATTAAACGGGGTCCTTGCCGCGTCTTCCTGAATTTGGCTCATGACCTGCTGTGCCGCTTCCGCACTGCCCAGCATATTGGTAAAGCCGGTGGTGTATTTTTCGATCTGGGCGTTGTACTGGATACCGGTCTGGATAAAATCCTTGGCCGCAGACAGGGCCATGGAGCTTACGTTGGAGATGACCCCGGTAAGCAGGTTGGCTTTGGTGATGGCTCCGGTAAGGGAGCCACTGGCGGTCTCAGATGCCCCGCCAAACTCCGTCATGTTGGTGTTGGCCGACCTCAGGGCCGAAGTGGTCTCTTTCAGTTCAGCCCGGGCAGAAGCCAGAGCAGCTTTCAGCTCTTTGGTCTGCGCAGAGGTGCGCCCGGTCTTTTCAACGGATTCGTTGTACCGCTTTGTCAGTTCTGCGACTTTCTGCGCCGCCCTGCTGTATTCGGAGCCCAGCTCCGTGACGACTTTTTTGGTGCTGCTCTGCACGTTTTGGATGCTCTGCCGGTAGGCGGAATCATCCAGCGACAGAGTCGCCTCCAGATTAAAGATATTCAGGGCGTTTCACCTCCTCCGCACAGCTCCGCCAGAGCTTTTGCATTGTCGGCGGTGATCTGCTCCGCCGTGCGGGTGTCTTCTTTTGTGTGCAGCAGGGGGAAATGCCTAGATGCAAGCCCGGAGTAAAGGGGCTGGATACCGAGATACTGCCCGATGGCGTCGGCCACATAGTCCCGGAAAAGCTGTGCCTCCTGATGCCTGCGCACCTCGGCGCGGATATGCTCCATGATGTACGGCTTGCCCAGCAGCCGGAGCATATCCAGCCGGATGGTGGATGCCAGCCGCCGGTAGCCGTCCGCGCCGATCACATCAAGGACTGAAAAAAATCCATGAAATCCACATCCCGGAGCGCCCGGCTCATGGCAGAGGCCAGCACCCGGGTGGGCGGCTGCTCCTCGCCCTTGTCCAGCACCACGAACAGGGGCAGGATGCCGAGGGTGAGGTCTGCCTTGTCCGTGTAAAGCAGCTTGGTCATGTCCACAGCGTTTTTGTTAGCCTGCGCCCGGCGCTTTTCCAGCCGCTCTGCGTCCGTCTCCGTGCCGGTCAGCTCCGGCTCGCGGCCCAGAATGTCCATCACGCCGGAGTCTGCCACGTACTTTTTATAAGCCTGCGCACACTCATAGGTGCGCTTGAGGTATTCGGTGCCGTCGAGATCGATGATGTTGCGCATATATCCTCCTTAGTCCCCGGTCGGGGCCTTTACGATCGAGTAAAATTCCATGGGGGCCCGAGTGGGGTTTTCCAGGTCGGCGTAGCCGGTGAGGGTGATCTGCATGGAGCCGCCGCCCCGGTGAGCCGTCTTGAGGCTCAGGCCGCCGGAAGAAAGGGCGTTGAAAATTTTGCAGACCAGAAAGCCGCCGCCGATCATGGGGCCAACCCAGTACAGTTCCTTGTAGTCCTTCAGAGCCGCCTCGATGCGAGGGACCACATGGGTAGGATCGTCCGCGTCGATGTCCGCCGTGCCGATGGCCAGCTTGAGCACGTCGGGGCTTGCGTTGGGGGTGGTAAAGGCGATGGTTGCGGTGGTCCCGGTGACCTCATTGCCCTGCTTGGTGTTGGTGGGCGCGTTGTCGATGTCTGCAAGCGTATCCTCCATGCTGTTGCTGTAGGAGATGGTCACGCCGCCCTGCGTGGCACACACGACATTGGTGCTGTCGATTTTGGGGGTGGAAAGGTCGAATGTGGAAAGCAGATTGCCAGAGCCTTTCGGGATGCTCTTGAACGCATCCGGGGTCAGCACATTGACCGCGAACTTTTTTGCCAGAGTTTCAGGCATAAAGGATCCTTTCTCACGGGACAAGCCGTGTAAGCTCAAAATTGAGGTATTCGCACAGATAGCCCTCGGGCGGGTTGTCGAGCGGCTGCGCCCACGGGCTGCCTTTGCGCAAAAGAATAGCGCCGCCCTCGCATTCGATGGTCAAACCATCTGCAAGGACTGCGCTTATCTTGTCTTCGGTCTGTAAAATAGGCGTCCGGCCTTTGGCACTCGGGTACCAAAGCCGGGCGTGGAAGGTGCCGGACTCATTCCAGCCGCCGGGAATTGTCGGCTGATAGGTCAGATACGGCAGTTCTGCGCCGGGAGGGATGTTATCTTCCAGGTAGCCCGGGATGCCAAAGCCGTTGAAAAAAGCGTTCAGCGCCCGGTTGATGCTCTCAGACGGTCCCATTACGGCAGCACCGCCTTTTTGCACTTGACGGCCCGCAGACCCATGCCGGACTCTGCCGGGGCGCTGCCCTCATCGACTGCGCTCGTCACCTGAAAGGTCTGCCCGTCGCTCACCCGCTTGACGTAGTCCGGGAAAGCCAGCGGCACACCGGTGTTGACCAGCAGCGTATAGGTGGACGCTGTAGCCGCCTGCTCTGCGACCTGAGCCTCCACGGTGGTATCGTGGCGCTCCACGGCCTCAAACTCGGGGCCGTCCTGCCAGCCGGACACAAAGCCGCCGACGCCGTCCGGCTCATAGCTGCGGGTCTGAAAACGGTATTTTTTGGTGAAGCTCTGCATCACGGTGGATGCAGTGAACGAATTGACCATGTCACATCTTCCTCCACTGGTTGATCTCGGATTTATAACGGGTTTTGCCGTCGGCGGGCAGGCCGTCCGTGCCTGTAGCCATCGTGCCGGACCACCCGGCAAAGGACTGGGACACATACACGCCGCCGGACGGGAGCGCCTTGTCGTATGCGTCGATTTTCTGGGCCAGCGCCGCAAAAGCGGGCGGCACACGCATAGGCTGCACTGTGCCGTTAAATGTCTCTGCCACCAAATCACCGTCCCCGGCCTTGTGCACGCCATCGTTGAAGATGGATCCGCGCACGAGGAAATACTGCCCCGGCACTACCCCGGCGGGCACAGTATCCGGCTCAAAGGCAAACTCTCCGGCAACGGGGTCATCCGCCCGGTCAAAAAAATTGTGCGTGTAGACGCACAGCTCCGGTACAGTCATGGGGCGTCCTCCTTACAAAGGGGCGATCACTCGCCCGGGGTAATGGTCTCGACAGCGATACCGTCCAGATACTCAGCAAACAGGGTCACGCCCATAATGGCGTAGCTCTCGGAGGTTGCGGTGCTGTAGTTTGCCTGAGTGTGGAAGCCGATGAGGTTGCTTGCCTCGCCTGCGGTCCGGTAGACCAGACCTGCGCGGGCAAACTCGCTATCCGCAGGATCCACATAGTACATGACGATGTTGTCTACCGGGGTGGCAATAACCTTTCCCTTCGCGATCTCACTGTCGGACAGCAGGAAGATGGTGTTGTAGCCCATGAAGTCCTTGATGTACTGGAAGCCGAACTGGTTCTGGACGGTGATATTGGCATTGCCCAGATAGTCGTACACGTCCATCACGTTGACAAAGCCAACAACGCCGGTGACGGTGCGATGCATGGTCTTGAACTTGTTCTCGACCGCGCCCTTGGCATGTGCCAGCGCCATCTGGAAAGTCTTGGGAGTGCCCTTCAGGGTGCCGGTGTTCAGGAACTTGTAGAACTTATCCGTTACCAGAGCGGTCAGGTCGTACAGGAACTCATCATCGGTCTTCTGCACGGCGACATCGTAGCCGTAATTCTGGATCGCCTCAAGGGTGACAGACTTGCCGTACTTGTCGATGGTGATCTTGCCGTACTCCTTCTCCTTGACGGTGTACTTGCTGAACGGGATCTCTTCGCCCTCGCCCACGGTGCCGCTCTGCAGGGTGCCCTGTGCATACTTGCTCTTGAGTACGGTGCCAGGCTGCATCCGGATGGGGCGCATGATGCCCAGAATGGTGCGCAGATGATCCCAGTTGCGCTGGAAACGGGTCACAAAGTCGATTTCACGCGCGGTTACGGTGATATCGGTGGTCATGGTGATATTTTCTTTTGCTGCCATATGTTATTCCTTTCCGCCGCCTGTAAACAGGTCGGCATTTGCTGCAATGGCCGCCTGGCGCTCGCCAGCGTCCTTGATTGCGAAAATCTGGTCTTTGGTCATTTTGGAGCCGGCGTTGGTGGGCGGGTTGTCCACCTTTGCGCCGGTGGTCGTGGTTGTAGCCACAAAGTCGCCCCAGTCAGCCTTCAGGCTGTCGGCGTGTTTCTTTGCGTCCTTGACTTCGCCCTTTTCGTCCAACTCCAGCTTGTCGATGTCCTCGCCGGACAGCCGCACGACCCGATCGGCATACTTGTCCAGCACCCCGGCGGACTTCAGCAGCTCCCGGAACTTGGCTTCCTTGGCTGCGTGGGTGTCCTTCTGGGTCTGCTGGGCCTTGTAGTCGGTCAGTGCCTGTTCAGCGGCCTGCTTGCCGCCGTTGGCTGCGTCCCGGTCTTTCTCGGCCTGTGTGCGGGCTGTTTTTTCTGCATCCAGCTGGTCCTTAAGTTCGTCTGTCTCCTTGTGCAGGGCGTCCAGAATGGCTTTTGCCTTGTCATCGTTGGAGGTTTCGGGGTTCTCCAGAATCGTGCGGATGTCAGCTCTTTTGAGTGCCATGTGTTAGTCCTTTCCGCCCTTGCTCGGGCTGCCATGCTTGGCAATAAGGTTTATTTGCCGGACGTGCTGCCGGTGTGGTGCCGCCTGTGGGGCTTGAACCCACGGCCCCCGGATTACAAATCCGGCGCTCTGCCAGACTGAGCTAAAGCGGCATAAAAAAGCGGCTGACGCTGTGCGCCAACCGCTGAGTATTTAGTTTTTGCGTGCAACTTTGGTGATGCATTCGACCGCCCAAAACTTCGCTTCCTGTAATTTTGTCATGCACAGACTTTTTTCTCGGCTTTCAGGAAGTGCGTCAAGCTGCGTTGCAAGCTCAAGGAAAAGGTCTTCTGCCTCGCAGTGCGCAGTTTTTACATCATCGGGCAGGAACTTTTCTTTTGGTGTTTTGAACATTTTCTCCAAATTCATGAATTACGCCTCCTTGTTCGCTTCTTCCACCGCAATCTCTCGCAGCTCATCAATGTGATTCTCCACCGCCGGGCGAAGGAACGGGCGTGGGGCCATGCCCCGAGTAAAGTGCCACTTGCCGTTGAAGTCCTTCCAGACCCACGGCGTTTTGCGTCCGTTGCCCTTCTCGGCAAAGATGCCCGTGCCAAGCTCAACGTAGACGCCGTAAAAGAGATTTGACCCGATGATCACGGTCTTTTTGGCAAGGTCTACGGCGTAGGTCAGGCTCTGCTTGAGCGCACCGCCCACGTAGCCCTCAATGCCTGTGCTGTCTGCCGTGCCAGTAGGCACAAGCAGTTGGGCATAGTCCTGCACCTTCATGCCCCAGATGGTCAGCACTCGCTCCGCCCACGAGTCCAGCGCTTCATGCAGTTGCGGGGTGTTGTCGGCGAATTTGATGTCGTATTCAAATTTCATCGGCATCTTCCCCTTCTTCCTCCTGCTCTGCCCAACGTCTTTGGATCAGCTCTCCGTTGGAACAAACCGAATCCAGTACAGCGTCAGCCTGCATATGAGCAAAAACAAGAGCTTTATCGGACATTTCCATGTGATAATAACCGGTCATGACCTCACCTTTGGCAGTAATGCCTACTACTGCAAGTTTTTTGACCTTCTCTTCTTCAATCCGCTTGAGCGCATCCATAAGCCACGGCGCATAATCGGCATTTGACATTAAGACATTCATTTTCTGAATCCTTCCATTGTCCTAATAAGGCGTTTGTGTGCTCCATGCAGCTTTGCGCCATTTCCGTAGGAAGGCCGCACGTGTTTTGGCTTAATGTAACCGCACGGGGGCTTAAAATCACGGCAAAAGTTCAAGAAAAAGTCATCGTTGATTACGACAATCCCAAACTTCTTATTTTTCATGCTTTGCGCTCTCCTTTCTCCGTTTTCTCTCTTCCTCCCACCACATTTGCTCGGCTTCTGTGCCGCCCTTGGATTTATACCACTCGGTGTAGTCCATGACGGTGGTGGTTTTTTTGACCCGCACCATGATAGGCCTGCCTTTTTCGTCCACCTTGCCACTGTCCTCGACCACAGGCACGTTGTCGATTTGCCGTGCGTTCTGCCGGGGATACCTGCCCAGAGCAGAGGACAGCACACAGCGGCAGTGGTAAACCATCTCCGGGGCTGCGTTGGGGTCGCCGGGGCGCTGAATCTCGTATCCCATGACCTTAAACGGCTCGTCAAGCTCTGCTGTCTGCTGGTCAAGCAGGCGGTGCATCTCACGGGTGCGGTAGTCGTGGGTGGAGTTCCAGCGCTTTTTGACATCGATTCCCAAAGCCTGGGCGTTTCGCATCTGCTGCAAAGCCCCGGCATTCTGGGCGCTGGTAAGGGCTGTGATGGCGTTGTTCATGGCCCAGTGTATCTCCGTGTCAGCCATGCCGTTTACGGCCTGCACGGCGATGTCGTGGACGCTCTTGCCTTGCACGATGCCCTGCATGACGTAGCGGTTGAACACCCGGGCGTCATAGGTGCGGTTGCTCTCGCTCTTGATGCGCTTGTTTGGCACCATGCGGGGGTTCTCCTTCAGCAGGAGCTTGACCGCTTCGGTGTTGTACAGGGTCAGCCCGAACGTCACGCCTGCGGCCTGTTCCAGCTCGTAGAACGTCCAGTTTGCGCCAAAGGAAAAGATATTGTATTGCTCGTCCCGGGCCAGCTTGTAGGCCGTCTCTTGGGCTGTGGTGCAGGTCTGCGTGATGCTGTCCAGCTTGGCGTGCATCAAATCGGACTGAAAGACCTGATTTTGCAACCAAATGCGGTAGTCGTCCTCGGTGATCTCACCTGCATCCAGCTGCGCCCGCTTGCGCTCATCCAGCACTTTGTACTTGGCTAAAAACTCGGTCAGCTGCTCCTGCATTTCCAGGCGGGCAGTGCCGTACACCCGTAGGATACGGCGGCGCAGGCGGTTTAGCTGGCGGGTAGAGATGCGGTCACGGTCGTTCATTGTTTTCCCCGGCGGGTCCCCATTTGATGTTTCCGAGTTCGTCAACGCCTACTGCGCGGACTTTTGGCAGGTCCCAATCAGTCGTGGCCAGCTGCATCAATTCGACTGCATTTGCAAACCGCTCCAAAAGTTTCCTGTCGTTTTTGTCCAGCTCAATAACAAACTTGCCGATGATGTTTTCAGCCATCGTCTTCGTCCTCCTCGTCCACGGTCTCCCGTGTTGCGCTCTCAGCCATCAGCGCGGCCTTGGCCTGCTCCTTTTGTTCTGGGGTCAGGTTGGGCAGCAGGTCAATGGCCATGTCCTGCCCGATGATGGCGGCCTCGGAAATCACCATGCTGACCTGTTCGGCGGTGTTGGTGATCTTGCTGCGGTTGAATGTCGGCATAGCGTTGTCAAAGCCAGCCAGTGCGCATATCTGCCGGATAAACGGCTTGACCTGAGCCTCAAAGTCGTCTGCGTTCTGGTTCAGCGGCTCATAGGCTGCATCCAGATGGTCGTTGGTGCTGTCTGCGCTCACGCAATGCACATCAAGACCGCCGAAGTCCTCATACACCCGGGTGTGGAGCAGCTCCAACAGAGCCTGCCGGGCCGTCACAGGGATCTCGGTGGTGTAGGGGGTGATCTTGCCGCCTTCGCTGGTGTCTGCGCCTGCAATGTGGTACAGATTCAGCTTGACGAGGTACTCCACAAGCTCATCATCGGTCATGCCGTTGAAGTTCTCGCACAGCCAGTAAATCTGCGCGCAGTCCTGCAGGTCATTGCAGAAGCCGGACATCACCAGATCAGTGTTGTCGATGTAGGCTTTCAGCCCCACAAGGGTGCTCTGGTGCAGGTCGGAACCCCACAGCGGCACAATGGGCAAGGCGCTGTAGTTTTCGCCCTCCACACTTTCCAGCCCGCCGCCGGGTGTGGTGACGGTCACGCTCTTGTATGCTTGCTTCGGCGTTGTCTCCTGCATCACGTTGCCGATTTTGCTTTCCGTGTACTCGGTAAAGCCGTCCAGCTCGTACAGGATATAGTGCATATCCGTGTCCGGGTTCAGCCGCCAGAAGCGCACACCCGCCTGCAAAAGGCTTGTCTTCTCATCGTACAGGGGCGCAAACTCGGTCAACTTGAAAACCACCAAGTGGTCGTTGTTCCAGAATCCGAAGCTCTCGCCGTGGATCAGGGCGAAATATCCGGCCTCCTGGATCTGCTCATCGAAGTTCTGCCCCAGCCTGTCCTTGTCCACGCCATCGTCCGCAAAGACCACGCCGTTGCCGAGGGAGTAGGTGACTCTCTGCTTGTTGAGCCGCCGGAAAAGATTGCTCTTGACCATATCGGGGTGGGGGGTGTCCGGCTTGGTGTTTTTGGATAGGCGTTTCAGCATCAAAGCGTAAGCCTGTGCGAATTGTTCAGCGCCCGGGTTTTTCTGGGCGTCGTACAGGTCGGCGTTCAGTGCCATCTTGTAAGGCTCGGAAGTGCAGTGTTGCTCTACGAACCGCCGGATGAAATCAGGCTGTTCCCCGGCGGCTTGCGCCTGCTGGAAGGTCTGGAATGTGTATACAGTGCTCAAAATCAATCCCTCAGTTTTACAAGGCGCTTTGTGCGCACGAAATAGCGGATAGCGTCCATGCAGTGGTCGTTGACCTTCAGCACGGTGTCGTCTTTATCCGGGTCCCAAGCGTACACACCGAACTCTTCCAGCGTGTGCTTGCAGTCTTTGTAGATCTTCAGCCGTCCGGTCTGCAGCATGGTCTGCACGTCCAGAATGCCGCTCAGAACGTCGTTGTTTGCGGGCGTCTGAGTAAAGCCGTTCTTGCGCAGTTCTGTAATCAGGGGCAGGGCAGAGGGGTCAACGATGATCCTCTCCGGCTTGAGACCATCCAGCCACGCCTTGAGGTCTGTGACGTACTCGCCCACGGTCTTTTGCCGCTTCTGTTCTCGGCCGCTGTAGTAGTACTCCCGGGTGACGATCCAGCAGTCTGCATCTGCCTGCTTCTGGAACAGTAGAAAGGTCGTTGCATTCTGTGTGCCGAAGTCGCAAGCCACATAGGCGCTCTTTGGAGACAGCGCCGGCAGCGCATCAACAACGTGCTTCTTGCGGTCGAACATGTCATAAACAAGGCCCTCCGCCACGGTCCACAGGCCCAGAATGTAGCGCTGATAGAAAACGCCGCTGTACTGGCTGCGGTATCTGGCCTTGATGTCCTCGGAAAGCGACAGGTTGTCGTTCATCGTGAAATGAAGATACATCATCTTGCGGGAACGGCACTTGCGCACCCACTCCAGATAAAACCAGTGCTGCGGGCTGCCAGGGTTGCAGTTGAACCAGAACTTTGACCCGGTGACAGAGCAACGGGCTGTGGCCTGATTGACGAAGCTCTGCGGCATCAGAGCCACCTCGTCGAAGAATGCCCCGGCAAGTGTAATGCCCTGGATCAGGTCTTGGCTGCTCTCGTCCTTGCCGCCGAAAAAGTAAAACTCGTTGGTTCTGCCGCCCTTGCTGACGGTCATGCAGTTTTCTGCCCGATGTTCCTTTACGTTGTAGCCCCGGGCTGCAAGCTGCTGCTTGAGCGTCCCCAGCACGTTGCGCCGGAAGCTGGCGATGGTCTTGCCGCACATGGCGAACTGCTGGCCGCTGTAGCAGGTCATAGCCCACTGGACAAAAGAAAAGCTCATGGCAAAGGTCTTGCCCGAGCGGATAGCGCCATCGGCAATGATGCCGTTGTAGCCGCTGTATGCGCTCTGCGGTGTCCACCAGCTCAAGACCTGCTTTTGCCGCTGGCTGAGGGCTTTCCAGCGAAAACCGTTACTTTTCCGCATGGTCGTCCTCTTCCTCTGGCAGCATCTCCACGTCATCCGGCGGGCTGAGGTCTGCGGCGGCGCTTAGAGCCTCAAGCAGGCCATCGTCCGGGGCTTCTATGCCGCTCTGGTCTCCCAGCATAGCAAACTTGTCCACGATGGTGCCAAACGCCGTGGACAGCTGCGGCAGCGTCGCTTCTGCAATTTTGTCTGGGTCTGCCATCGCTTTCAGGTACAGCCCGAGAAGATCCTGCGCTTCCTCGCACTTGCTGCCTAAGTAGGAAAGCATGTCCTGCGTGTTCTGCTCTTTTTTCTTGGCGCACAAATCTGCACATACCGGATTTTCGCTCACAACCTTGCGCACAGTGCTTTCGGCGACGTTGTTCAGCTTGGCAGTTTTGCGGTAATTGTGGAGCTGCACATAGTCCGCAATGATTTTCTTTTTCTGTCGGTCTGTCAGTTTTGTCCCCACAGCCACCACCTCTCTAAACTCACGCAAAAGAAAAACCGCCCGGAAAATCCGAACGGTCAGAATATCAAAATAAGAGGCTTTGCTTGTCAGGTTCAAAGCCTCTGCGTCCAGAACTTTCGCGGCTGGATGCCCCGCTATTGCACTCCCCGCTCTCGTCAGATCATGCAAGCACTCCCGGCAGGACTCGAACCTGCAACATGCGGTTTTGGAGACCGCCGCTCTACCACTTGAGCTACCGGAGTATAAAACACCGCCCTTGGACTCGAACCAGCCAGCAATATCTCAGCTGACACGCGCTCCGTACTGCGCTCAGGCGGCCATATAAAACAGCCCTGGTTCTCCGCCAGGGCTGTTGTTTGACGCACATCCCGTCGGGAAGTCTACCCACACCCTCAGGGATTCAAAGCTTTCTCTCGTGGCACGGGAGGTTAAGCGTGCAGCTTTGTGGGGGATGAGTCCATGCGCCATATGGTGCGAAACCGTGGATTCGAACCACGCGGAGAGGGAGGTGCGCGCCCTTCCCCAGACACTCAGAGCCGCCGCCCTGAATGGAGCCGTGCCAAAATCTCGCATAGAAGCAGCCCGCAAAACGGTGAAGGAGAACAGGAAAGCATGAAAACCTGTCACAAGGAAGGAACCGTTCTGGAGGCTGCGTGGCAAGCGGCTACCGCTTAGCGCTGAACCGCTTATTAGAATTTTACATCCAAGCTTACAGACTTGAAAAGAGCTGACCCCTGCCAAAATCACGCTGTGTTTTCTTGTGCATGTTGTACACTTTGCGCGTCAGAAAACTCGTCCCATATCTCAGCCAGGGCCATGCATCCGCGTTTGATTCGCCGGTAGACCACATCTGCCCCGCATACGCCGACTTCTTTTGCGATTTCCCTGTGAGACTTGCCCATGACATAGTGCTCGCAAATCGCTTCGGCGCATTCCGGCTCGGCTATCAGGCAGTATGCCCGCCGGGTGGCCTCGACACGCAGATTGCACAGGTCCGTCTCCATCCTCTGAAGCTGTCGGCGCTCGGTGTCCAGCTGCTCTACAGCAAAGCCCACCTTGTCCCCATTGCCACCACCCGCAGGCATCCCGCTCAGGCTCTGGGTGCATTTTTCGGCCACGTCCCGGATGCGCTGTATTTTTTGCTTCTGGATTTCGATAGCTGCCGCAAGGTCGCGGCACTGCTGAAACCACGCCTTGACGGTGCGGTAGTCCACGCCGCTGTCAGGCCTTGGTGTGTCAGATGTCCATGTGTGGATCATGCGTGCTCCTTTCTTTGAAATCGCAGCAATATTCAGGCGGATTTATGTATCCTTCGTCTTTGTCGCTGCCCTGACAGATATAGTGATACCCGGATTCTGACGCCGCAAATTTTTGCTTTAAGTATACACACCGGTCGCAAAGGCAAGGTTTCTTGCGGTTGAACCACCGCTTGAAATATTCAATTAGGTCACCATCGCTAAGAATAAACCAGATGAAAAGCCCTGCAAGTGTTGCCACGAGCAGCGTGCTTGCAACTTCAAATAGCATATCAATCATTTTATCTCTCCATTTCTTCAATCTCGATTTCCACCCGAGGTTGTTTCCGGTCAAGCTCCACCCGACTGCCATCGTGGGCGGCAACGATTTTGCTGTTGTCGTCCTCCAGCACGCGGGCTTTCACCAGAATGTCTGTTGTAGCCTCGATGAGGTTTGCCAGATCGACCCGGCGGGCTGTCTTCATGTAGTACACGCACCTCACGTTCACGCGGGCAGAGATAGGGCTGCGCGGCCTTTTGATTTGCCGCAGGCAGTTCGTCTCATAATCCACGTAAGCCTTGCTAGGGGCCACAAAGCGCCCGCCTGAGCGGCTTTTGAGGATGCGGGCAGAGTTTTTCTTGGTGCGCGGGTCACCGTAGAGGGTTAGTTTCATCTGCCGTCCTCCACGTAGCGCCAGCTTTGGGGCGGACGAGTGATCTCCATAGGCCGCATACCGAACCTTGTGCTCTGCAAGCCCGTGAACGCCTGCAGTTCGCGCGGCTGGTCGTAAATTTTCAGGTCGGAGATGTGCCAGCCAAAGCCCTTGCATCTTAAGTAGTCCACAATATAATCCCTGTCCATACAGGCTTGTTCTTCTACGTCGTCGGGCGCGTGACAGATTGGCGCAAGCTCCCAGATTTTATCACAGGTAAACTCACCAATAATCGCACCGGCCAGGCGGGGAGTTTTTGTTCTGTATATGTAACACTTAAACGGGGTCTGTACCGCCTTCGGCTTCGTTTTGCGCACCTCCACGGTTTTCTGGTTTCTGGAAATAAGCTCACACCAGTAGGCCCGGATGCTTAAAAGCACTGCTTTCATTTTCCGTCAATCTCCTTCTCAAAACGCATTTTCATCTGTGCAGGGCAAAGGTCAACCTCTGGTCTGCGTTTTCCGGTCCATCTCAGACCTCCGGCCTGTCCGATGCACTTCCAGCCAGCGGCACGCAAGCTTACGCCGCTTTCCGTATCGAGGATATAGGTGACGAGCCTTTTGTACCCCATTGCCCGTGCGGCCCGCCATGCCGCAGCATAGAGCATGGAACAGACATTTCGTGTGCCGTCCGAGCATAGTCGATTCACCTCCAGCGTCCACCCATCATCAAGGTGACGGCTCACTGGTCTGCCCACAATGACCACTCCAACGATTTTTTCTCCGTCAGAGCACCCAATCGAAAATTTATGCCCCACAACAGGGCCGTGATGCCGGTGATACTGCTCTACAAAAGCATTGGCCTCTTTAAGTGTCATCGGACATACTTCAAGCATTCTTTTACCTCCTTCTGTGGATCTTTGTCTTGGTTGCGCCAAGTCGGATTGGCACTCAAAAGAACTGCTTTTATGCTCACACATCTCCCTTCAGTAATACTCGATTTTAACCAGCGAGGTGGACACCAGCTCAAAGCGACCACCTCCAAGAGGAATTTGGAGAAGTTGGTAATCTCTTTCACGACTATAAGTATCGGTGGGAACCAGATCGCTAAAAGTGTCTACAGTGATGGTGTACTTCGGTCTCCTTCTGCTGGCATAGCCCACGTTTTCGATTGCCGGGGAGTAGACCTTGACATGGTAGCATGGCTTTCTTTCAGCTCCGGCCTCGGCAGTGGCCGCACCACAGGATGTAAACCACAGCGTCACAATCAGCAATGCCGCTGACACGATAAAGCAGATTATTCTTTTTTCAGGTTTCATTTTTACCCCCATTGTTCAGCCATTGCTTTTGCAATGCCTGGAAATGTTTTTGCTCGATTTTTAGCGCGGTCGGTGGTAAACATACCCTTGTTGCGCTCATCATGTTTATGTGCGTAAGAACAAGACGGACACCATGTAGCCACAGGCTCCACAATATCGGTCGGGAACAGTGGCGGCAGAACCTTCAGCCAAAGGCAAGTTTTCTTGCTGTATGGGTGTCCATACTCATACGGTTGCACAGCTTGCGTATACGGTGGCAGGCAGAAAACTTTACTCGGCACTGGGTTTTCTACGCAAATCTTGGGAATGTCTGCCCACCAGAACCGCATAAACAGGTCGCGGCCCTGAATGCCCAACATTACGCGGTCAGCTTGAAGCTGGTGCCCTTTCCAGAGATGCCGTGCGCCGGCATTGCTCAGATATGTGCAGGGCGGATGTGCAATGAGCAAGTCCCACTTACCAACGTCATGCGTTACGCCGTCCATCGTCACGACTTGCCCCCCCCTCCAGAGCCTTGAGCGCATCCCCGAGGATGTGCCACTCTGGATGACCGCCGGACGGCTCATGAATGTCACAGCTGTAAGCTTCATGGCCCCGGGCACGGAACGCCTTGCACACTTCCTGCGATTCCTCACAGGCAATAAGCACTTTCATCTGTCCGCTCCTCCATTCGCTCCCATGTACTTCTTGCGGCCCCGTTCCCGGTGACGGTCCTCGTGGTCGTAGTGGTATACAACGCCCCGGTCGGTCATCTGCTTAGTATAAGCGAGGTCTGCGGCGCGCTGGCGCTTAAACTCGGCGTACTTGAGGCAGCTGTCGTGGCATACCGGGTGCCGTGCGGGGCAGTCTTTACAAGGATTTGTCATCGTTTTATTCATTTACTCCCCTTTGGCTTTTTGGGAAGAGTCATCCAACCAACCACCGGACGGTCTATTTTGTTGTTATAAACTTCATCCGGGTTGAAGTGGCGGTATTCCCACCAGCCCTCCGGGATTCGGTAGTCGTCCCATTCCTCGTCGTATATTCCCCAATCGGAAAGATCTTCCCAATTCCATTCGCTGTCCCGGGAGAAAACATTGCCGTCCTCGTAGTGCGCCGTTGTAATTCCATATCCGCCAATTTCGTTGAGGTATAAAATTAAAACTTCTGCCTCAACTTTTGGAAGTTCGGTGTCTAGGTTCTTCCACCGAGGATATAGCGTTTCTTTGTCATAGGCCGTCATTTCATCAATGAAGTCTTCCACATCTTGCATAGTCTTGATCATCCCTTGCTCCACACCGAGCTTGAGAATAAATTTTAAATTATTTGCATCAATCAAACGTATTTCATCCATTTTTCAGCGCCTCCGTCCTCACCGGTTTAATATCCCGATACTCGGGATAGTGGTCGCCCGCCAACTGACAAGCCCGAAACTCCGCCGCAAACTGACTCGCGGCGTTGATGCGGTATGTAAGCGCCGCGTTCCCGTGCGGGCCGCTGCACTCTACGATGACTTTGTATCTAGGCATTTTGTCCTCCGTTCCGTTTTGCCTGCCCAAGAAGCTTTCTTTCCTCCCTGGACTTGAGCATCCGGGTGCGGGCAGCAAGGCAGCGCTTTGCCAGCATCTGCTCGCCCCTGGCCTTTTCGACGGCCTTTTTCCATGCCGGGAGAAGCTGGCTCTGCCAGCTGCACTCCGAGATCACCTCGTGGAATGTCTTATAGGCCATCTCATCCGGCACGTCCTTGAGCGATGAGTTCGCCCAGATCTCCGCAATGCTTGCGCGGTTCTCTGCGGTCTGAGGCCGTACAAAATAGGCCTCAGCGTCCGCAAGGAGCTTTGTCATCATCTCCACTGTCACGGTTTCACCCCCTTGAAAATGTTTGCGTATGCCTCTGCGGCACTTTTTGTGGCTGCACGATTTCTCCCTACCGCTTGCTCTGCATCTCTGGCTATCCACCCAGATGCAGCCGCCTTCCACTTCTTCATCGGGTTTTTGCCTACGCGCCACCCGTTGGACTCGTAGTAAGCAAAAAATCTTTCAGCCTGGGCGTTCGTTCCGCCTTTTTGGGCGAAATATTCCGAGACGCTTTCCATGTCCGGTGGGTGAAATCGGGTAGATTTTAGAGTGGGAGACGGCGCTTTAGCGCCTTTCTTTGTATCTCCGTTAGGAGATATTTCTTTATATCTGATATCTATCTCTTTATCTCTAATATCTGTATGGACATTTTTGTGGACATCTTGTGGACACTGCTGTGGACATTGTCCACAGTCGCCGGATGAAATTTCACGTTGAATCGACCTTTGTCGTCTTTTTTGTGCCGAAAAGTCCGTCTCACTGCCTACCAGCTCAGAATGGTTCGTCAACACCAATGTGCCGTCCTGGTCCTGATACACAAGGCCAAGTTTTGCATAAAGCCCAAGTGCAACGCGGACAGTGTCCACAGAAAACCACTTTGTATCGCGCTGAATCTTTTCCGGGTCATACGGAATGATGACATCCCCGATTTGCCTGGATAGCTTGCCGTTGGTGTTGGCCGTCATCAGGCAGAGCATCTGGTACAGCACCACATACTGTGCGCCGTTCGGCTGGCCCATCAGAAAATCAACTGTGTCAGATGTCATGAAAGTCTCTTTCAGCTTGATCCAGTAGTATCTTTTCCCTGTAGCCAATGCGTTTTCACCTCCCTTGTATGCCCGTATAGCCAGATAGCGCAGCTCTCGGTTTAGAACGGCAAATCCTCCGAATCGTCGATGACCGAAAAGTCGTCTGCGCTGCCCTGCGAATACTCCGATACGCTCTGAGGCTTCTGCGGGGCGCTGTGAGCGGCGTTTGCTTCCCGCACATGATGATTTTCCGTCTGCTGGTCAAAATCGCGCACAGTGGGCTTCTCTGCGGCCTTTCCGCCGCAAAAGCTCACCCGAGACGCAAGAACATCGGTAGCTGTGCGGTTATTGCCGTTCTTGTCCTGGTACTGACGGGTCTGCAAGCTGCCTTCGATGGCGATCATGCTGCCCTTCTGGAAATACTTGGAGACGAACTCGGCGGTCTGCCGCCACGCGGTGACGTCGATAAAATCAGCCTTGCGCTCTTCGCCCTGCCGGGTAAAGCTGCGGTCAACCGCGATGCGGAAACTGCACACGTTGGTGCCGTTCTGGGTGGTCTTGAGCTCCGGGTCGTAGACCAGACGGCCCATCAGCGCAACAACATTAAGCATGGGCCGCACCCTCTTCCTCGGCGTCGCCAGCGCCTACCTCGTAGTCGATGTTGGCGCCCATCAGGACCTCCGGACACTCGGCGCGGGCAAAGTAAGCGGC